GGATTATTTAGCGTTATCATTTTTCCGGTCACTTCATCCCTAATACGCATTTTTTTCCGCGGGTAGGTTTTCGTGTCAAATTGCGCATTCTCCAGCCAGGCCAAAAGTTGTCCTTTTGTCGCACCGCTGAGATCTGCCGTCGCCGTGATCAGTTGCTGGCGAATATAGGATATATTTTTCACTTATTTTCCCCTGCATTTTGCTGAATGCGGATGTAATTGCGAAGGATTCGGTACGCCACCGGAAAAGATCCCCGATAACGATAAATGCGAAGGCGTAACCAGCGCCAGCGAAGGGACTCAATAACTTCAGACTTCATACTGGCACCACCAGCCCGCGTCGGGCGATTTCAATTACGGTAAGGACAATTGCGCGATCCATTAATTGTCTGCGTTCCTCCCTGTTTAACTTGCTTCCGTTATCAATGCTGTCATGACAGCAAATGCAGAGCGCAGCTGTCGCACAGTCATCAGTTTTTAATCCCATGCCTTTCCCTTCGTTCCGATGTGCCACCTGCGTCCCCCATGCTCCACAAAGAACACAACGCTCGAGCTGCCCGACGGCGGCGAGCCATTTTTTGCTGCGATAAATAGCCACGCTCACCCCCATATCCGGTTTTGCCATCGGCGATTTATACGCGGTGGTTTATTGCCTTCAGGCAGCCGGGCGCTGACGGTCCAGGTGAGATAATCTGAGTTCAGGTTGCGCTCTACCTTCACGCCGCGGCGCTGGTATTCCGCCATAAGCTCTTCAGCCTGCTGGGTGGTACATTGGGGGTAATGGAACCATGTTTCTCTCATCGCCATTACCCCGCAAAGCTCATAAGCTGGGCGGCGGCATTCTCGGCCTCTTCCCTGCTGTTGAAAGTGCGGGACAATATCCAGCGCCAGAGCACATCCAGAGCAGATTTATACAGATCCTGGAATTCGGTTTCGTCCATGTTCGCGAAGGCGATACTACGGGGATGTTTGCGGAGAGTTCCATCTGGTAACTGGATTGCGTCATAGTGCCCGGCTTCGACGGTCACCCATGCGCGGTAAGCGTCGAAGGATTTACACAGACTTATGCCGTTCGTGATACGCCGACTGGCGATCTGCTCCAGATACTGCTCAGCAGCATCCAGCAGAGCGCTTTCATTGCCGCCGTATGATGCAAGGAATCTGGCATAACCATTAACGAGTTTGCGTTCATTCGAAGAGATAGCGCCACCGGTTGGTTCCCAGTATTCAAACCCGAGATTCAGGAGCGCAAAGAAACGGCGATGGAATGCAGGATTCCTCACCTGGCGAAACTCAGCCACCAGCACAGCGCCGAGCTTGATTTTTGATTGCAGAATATCGCTGGTCTCCGGCGTCGCGGGGATCAGGATTCCTGAGGACTGCTTGATGAGTTGTAGTTCGTGCGCCATGGTATTCCCCGTGGCGCATAATTGTCAGGCTACTGGTTGTTCAGGCCAGTGAGTGAATTATGATTGTGTATGTAGCAATAAGTCAATTTCCAGGAGTCATTTCCCTGACGACTTCCATGATGGTGTCTTTTGACCAGTAAAGATCATCCCTGGATAATTTTCTGGTTGTCACTGCCCCATCCCTGTTTGAAATGATAAACCGGTCATCTGTTTTGATCCCGAAAGATAGAACCTCACGCCCTTTCCCATCAGTTATGGTCACCCGAAAATTATCAGCAAGATCTGATTGAGCTATATCCGCCACGTAATCCCCCTGAGCGACATACAGACGCGATTAAAAATGTCGGCAGCAGCATCAAAGGTATACACAATGCGGTATTCGGATAAATGCGCGCCAGCCCCAAGCGCAATGTCAGTAAAACCAGTCGTCAGCGCTTTCCCAGGTTTCCTGGAGGATCTTCTCAATTTTCTTTTTGTCGTCCTTATCAGCTCCGAAAACAGTCAAACCGTCAGAGCCAGCACGACGGATTATCAGACTGAAATCCTCATACTGATGGTTAAGGCGCTTCAGCAGCTCTTTCTCCAGTGCTGGCAGCGCACCCTTTGGAAGTTCTTTCGTGCGATCAATGGTTAATTCAACTTTCATAATAGCCTCCATTGCACATACTGTATTTTTATACAGTATACCTATGAGAGAAAATGATCAATGGTTTAAGAGCACAAATTGTTAAGTTGTTGTCAGCAGAGAAGAACAAAACCAGACGTAGCGGGTTGAATTGAATGATGTTTTTAGGCGGCAATTTCTTTAGCCTGGCAGAGTTCCGGCAAATTGGCACGCACCATAGCTTCAGCGAACGGTGGCGGGACCGCATGGACCGGACAAAGAAAAACCCGCCGTGGCGGGTTTATTCAAATAAGTAGTCTTTTATTAAAAATCAATACGTTAAGTACCAGTCTATTAAGACAGGTTACGCTGCATCATTTTCCACAGAAGGAACACAATATTTCTGATAGTAATTTCTAATCACTGGTTTTACATGTGGAGATATTTCGAATCCAGTCAGGATGCGCTGAAAGGTATTTGCAGTACACGGCTCATGTACCCGAATATCTCCAGAAGTTACGCCATGAATTACAGTTTCAGCACCAAAAATCTCAGCTCGTCGATAAAAAACATAGCTGGGATGTTTAATAAATGGGTGGTCGCCTACATCTAGAACACAGGAACGGTCAGTCTCAAAAGCATCAGTAATTGAAGTAAGATTTACAGCAAGAAAAGTCTCTTTCACCATCTTGGGGTAATACACTGGATTGTTACAGATAAAAAAGATGTGCTCCTTCGAGCCAGAAAGAAGGAGTATTGTACCTTTTTGAACTGGGGAAAAATCCACTGTCATTTCAACCCACTGGCTATCCTATCAAGTTCTGAGAATTCTCTCATTCTGTCCGCTAAATGTCTAACCTGTTCTTCTGGTTTTCCAAGCGCACGAAACACATTTTCTGGATTAATTGTAAAGGCACCACCTTTAGGGTCATACCATTCGGCACAGTGATCATGGGTATAATCTCGAATTTGCCATTTTCCCATATGCCCGAAATCTTGATAAACGCTGTCTATGACAGATAAGTCTGCATCACTAAGCTCATCAAGATCATCACGCTGAATTTCGCGTTGCTTTAATTGAAGATCATAATGGTCAGCATCTGTGATCCAGTTGTTCCAGCCTTCATCACCTCTAGCCGCTCCTTTCATCAAATCCAAAGAACGAGATAAGACAGGTCCGTGAGGCATCGCGACCATCAGATCACCTGTTAAAGGTTCGCCAAAGCGGTCCATCGAAACACGATCAGATAAGTACATCAATTTCATGAGCTTCAGATATGCCATGCGTCCACCTTCTTTCGAAAGCAGATAGGCAGCTATCTGAGCTACTCTTTCTTCGCAAAACATAGTTGAACCTCTAAATCATTAATGAAAGCAGAACTCTATAAGGATTTTATAGCCAGCTATAACTTTTAAGCAATCTTCATTTCGTCAAGATCGCCCCACGTTCGACGATGATCGCGATGACGCTTTTGCAAGATAACGCCATTTTCGAAGAAATTACCTATCAGGTAATCACATAATAACAACATTATCATGCAAAGTTACAATAGGTTCCAATGTGTTCCGATGTGTTCCGATGCGTACAAATAGCACTTTTTGCACAAAATCAGAAGCACCAATGCGATGCACTATTCAGTCTATTGCTGTAATATTCGCGCCCCCATGACATCATGGTTTCTTTTTAAACTGATACGGAAGCAAAAATATCATTGATAAAAGCCCACTTACGGGGCTTGATTATCATCCAACATCTTTGATGTGTAGTCGCGGTTCTCCGTCTTTCGGCTCAGGCCACTGGCGCGCCATATTCACCTTCAGCTTTTCTTCCATCGCAGCTGTGATTTCACCGTCACTGATACCGGCGCGCCGCTGGGCGTCCCATAACAGGAACTGCATATCAGCCCACTCGCTGAGGTCGTCAGGTTCTGCTGCGGCCTCCAGCGCCTCTTTCGATAGGTGCTTAAGTGGGCCAACGGGACCGACATTGCCGAACGTCTTATCTGACCATTCAGCATGGCGCTGCCGGATTAAATTGCGCAGTTGGAGCGATGCGCCCTTCTCATCCTCCAGCGATGCCAGCGCGATACGCGCCAGCTCGCGCACAACTTCCGGCGGCGCATAACGGTCGTTCAGGTCGTCCCACAGGTCGCACATCTTACTGCTGTTGTCTGGATGAACATCCTCATTTGTTCCATCCAGTGCAGTAATAACCTCGTTGGCGGCATCAATAATTTTTTGTGCCTGTTCTTTGGTAATAGGGGTCATGCTGCGCGCTCCTGTTTCGCAATATCTGTGGTCAACTCACGGATAGGAATGCGATTCATGTGCATCGTGTATCCGGTACGCGTTTCAAGCGCGGCATATTGCTCCAGTAATTCGGGATGGTGACGCGCGCCATTCCTCAGGTCGTTACGGCTTGCCATGATGCAGAACACACAACTCAGACGCTCATTACCCAGCGCATAGGCGTAGTGCGGTTGCTGCCCAGACTCGCGGATGGTGGTAAAAACCTCGTCAGTCTTCATCTCGTGAACTGGCAACCACTCATACCAGGTCAGCACAGAGTTGGAATCAGTCTCGTTTTTGCGGAATACCTGCCGCTTGGCGCGCCCAGGGGACTCTTGCGCGCGCAGGCCGAGGCAGTTAACGATGGTTTTAAAACCATTGGCCTTAGCGTACCGACGGACTTCTCGCTGGATGGGACCGCGCTTCAGGTCACTGGTGCATTGCCGGGTGCTGGCGGATGGCCAGCTCGGTACTTCCGGACGGTTCTCAAAACGTCGTGCGACCATTTCCAGTAGAGTTTTGCGCGCGGTGGCGACGATGAACGGTATACCTGCGGCCTTCGCCTGGTCGCATGCCAACTCAAGCGCACCGGGCCATTCAACCGAGCCAAGCGACGCATGTACAACGACGAGCTGGCGCGCCGGGATGACATCAAGCAACTTGATCAGCATCGCCTGACTGTCTTTTCCGCCTGAGTGGTTGGATACGAACAACGCGCCTGCTTCAATCAATGATTGGATACCGGTGATCATTGTGCGGCCTCCCGGTTCACAGTCATGGCATCAACAGCCATCAGCCGTTTGTTACACAGCCAACTGACCATCTGCGGAGCTATCTCAAATTTTTCGGCAATATCACATACCCGCATTCCGTCATCACGTAGCGCACACATCAGCTCGACATCTTCATCCGGATATTTTGTGCTCCAGTGTGAATCACCACATTTCGCCAGACTTACACCCAGCAGTTTCGCGCGGCGATAGATATTCTCTGTAGAACGCCCAAGTAATAGCGCTATCTCTTTTGCAGTTAACGAGTGACGATTACGACGAATAAATCGATCATCAGCCAGGGTGAAGGCTATGTGCTTTGGTTGCAGCAAGCCTGCGTGGCGAAGCTGGCGGGCGTGATATCGCGTCGCTGCCTCGCTCCGATTCAGCCTCAAACCTATTTCCCTGAAAGTGGCTGTCGGGTACATTGCGATCAACGTTTCATCCTCAGCGACCGTTCATGCACGCATATGCGCAGGACATTTGCCGGGAACACCCATTTTTTTCATAGAGAAGAAGCTCATTTCCCCTCCCCGATAAATAAACTCAGCGCACGGCGATGTTTGTTAACTTCCCGAACGGCCACACGGAGTTTCTCCAGTCCTTGCAGGTTGGATTTGACTTTGCGGATCTGGTTGCTGATTTCCCGTAGTGATGGGATCTGCATTGGCTGAGATGGTTTTCTCAGTACAGGGATGCTCTCCAGGAATTCTTCTGTCCTGGTGTTGGTCGGTTCCGGTTCTGCCGATGGCGCCAGCGCAGGAAGACTTGCAACTTTCGGCTTGATCTCAATATCCGGAAGTTCTGCAAACACTGGCTCCGGGATAATTTTCGTTTCGTCAGGAAGTCCCCACTTAACGCCTTTCCCCTGACCGATTTTTTTAATGTGTCTGCGCTTTGCCATCAGGCATAGATTTGACGCTAAGCCTCTGGGGTCGCGACCGACAGCCGATGCCAGTGCAACGGTATCCATGTTCCCGTTCTCGGTAAGTAGTGCGACGATGGCCTCAGGTTTAATCGGCTCAGTAACCTCACCGCGCAGCGGTTTTTTAGGCGCATCTTTCAAGTTTTTCGCGCGCAGTACGGTCTTCGCTGGCGCTGACCGAATACTTATTTTTCCGTCAGCATTACCTGTTACTTCCCATCCGCCATCGAAAAAATCACACAATCCCTGTTCACGCTGTTCGCGGAGCATATTCAGCGCTTCAACAGGTTCGATTTCCAGGCGTGCCGCAACTTCACGGTATGTTGCTTTGCCCATAGCTTTTAAAACATCGATTACGGTTTCCATAAAACCTCCAGGAAATTATTTAACGATCCGGAGGTGGCTAACGTTTTTCCGGTAGCTTCCCCAGTCAAAATTTACCCACATCCCGCCGTCCATCTGGAGGCGATCGATAACCCGTGCGCCCAACGCATCAAGCAGGCCTTCATGGTTCAGGTTCGTCAGTACGCCAACCGGTCGCATGGAGGACAGACGACGATCGATAACCTGATTCAGAATGACTTTCTCACCACTACTGCCGCGCTGAATTCCGACTTCATCCAGCACCAGCAGATCGACTTTGCAGAGGTCATCTAACAGTGACGCTTCCGATTGGCCGCCGTCATAGCACTCACGCACCCGTAGCATCAGATCGGGGATAGTCACCACCAGCACGCTATGTCCACCAGCCAGCAGATGATTGCCAATAGCAGCAGCCAGATGGTTCTTTCCGGTACCTGGACCACCACTGAAAACAAAGCTGGCGAATCCAGCGCCGAAGTTCTGCGCGTAGCTTTTTGCCAGCGTGAAGGCTTTGCGCTGGCCATCACCGTTAACTTCGTAGTTAGCAAACGTGCAGCTGCGATGCAGATCCTGAATTCCGGAGCGCCCGAAAATTTTCTCGGTTCTTGATTTCTGGTTCAGCTTCTCCAGTTCCTCACAACGTTTTCGGCCTTCTGATTCTTGCCATGCTCGCCACTCTTCAACGGTGGAAAACTTAGGTTGAACACTGGCCGGGATAATTCTTTTCAGGCGTTCGAGAGCTCCGCCAGAACTGACAATGTTTTTCATCGCTACCCCCTGAACCCCGATGGGATTTTTTTATCAGGTTCCGAAATCTGATTAGGATCTCGGGGTCCTGACGCCTGCAGGATCGTCCACGGTTCACTGAAGTGCATACCGGGGCCAAAAAACGTTTTCGCCTGTTTCACGAATTGCGTATTCAGGCTTCCCTCGGCTTTGACGAATGCCGCGTAGCGTTCCACGCCCTCGTGTATTTCCTTTGCCTGGATGCCATCCCTGATTCGGGCATTCCAGGCTTTGAAGGCATCGGTCTTACTGTTCCCCCCCGCCCGCTTTGGATAAATCGTCCAGACTCGCTCAAACTCATCAGGGTATTTTTTTTGAGATTCAGGTTTATCGCCGTCGTATTGTTCCTGGTCATCTGTTGGGGTGGCGG